CTCACATAGCCGTGCAAGTTCTTGCGTTCTTACCATGACAAAACCACCAAGCTCTGGCATATCAAATGCGATGTACTCGGCTTTGCCGTACATCCATCCATTGTCACCTTTTACGTTCTTGAACTCCACCCAGATAGTGTTGGGATGGTTGCCGCCTTTTACGTCTACGGATGTTGTTCCGTTTAGCCGTGTAACGAAGTAGTCAATGTGGTCGTAGATGTCGGTGTTGCGGTCTGACTTCTCACAAGAGTAGCCAATGGCTTCGCAAGCCTCTACAAACCTCTTTGCGGTAATGTCTCCAACTTGATTGGAGTAAACCCTGCGCTCGTTACTAACTGACATAAGCGTTGTATAGGGTCTCAAGCTCCTGCAACCTACCACGAAGGCAAGAGCCGCAGTTGGTTGGCTTTACCGAATCCTTAAAGACTCGGTTGTAGATTCTATTCACTTCCGTCTGCTCAATGGCGGTCACGGTGTTCCTGCCTCGCATCTTGCCAACAAACTCGTATTCTTCTTTAGTCAAGCATTCAGGCTTCCTGTACCGAAATAGCTTGTTAAGTTTCTCCTTGCGAGCATCGCAACCGCAGTCCACGCCTGTGGCTTCGCTGAACCAATCCACCGCAGCCTTGATGCCTGTGGCGGTTGTGATTTGCTCAATGGTATCACCCAAGCCGCTTGGCTTCTTTGTACGCTTGGTAGGTGTCTTGGCAGTCTTCTTGGATTCGCTCTCTTGCATTTTTTAGTGTGTTGAATATGGAACGTGCTGAAATCTTTGTTTCATCCGCTAAAGTACGGATGCTCATATCGGTGTTGTGGTAAAGCGCAAATATCTTTTTGTCGTACCAATGCCAATCATCCTGTGTTGACCATACCCTGTCGTATAGTTGGATGAGCTGCACCTCTGCATCTTCGTTGGCCTCCTCGTAGATAAACTCCTCAAGGATGTCCACGTCTACAAATTCAAATCTTGCTCTCTGGCGCATTAAGGTGGCGTACATATTGCGGAGCGTAACGTACACAAAGAAGGTGTTGACCTCCGTTTCGTTGTACATTATCTTCTCGGCATCATCAACGTATTTGTACAACCTAACGTACATCTCCTGTACAAGCTCTTGGGCAAGGTCATCGCTTGCGCCAAAGCTCTTGCACATCCGAATCCAATCGGTTTGCCGCTTTGCTAATACTGCGAGGAGTCCCAAGTGATTTCTACGATTATCACAAACAGGGCAAACTGAACGGTGTGCATCACAATATCCTCTTCAAGGTAGTCGGTCTTTGACCAGTTAGCCCCAACTACAAGCCCATAGATTGGGTAAAGTCCTACGTTAAAATTCATTGAATGTCCGTTTTAGAGTTAAGTATAGTTCTTTATACTTAGATAACTCCGCTACCACCTCGTTGAGTTTATTTAGTTCCTGCTCCAACGCTTCAAAGTCAGGCTTGTCAATGCAGGCCATCGGGTTCTCCTCAAGAACGCAGCAGGCTACCTTGTAGTAATGCTGATAGTCCCCGTAGATAAGACGGTCTTTGTGCATCCTTACCGCATAGGCTACCGAGCTATGGTCTTTATCTATTGCCTCACCCAACTCGTGCAGGGTGGCGTGGTTTCGGAATGCTGATACGAATGCTGCTCTTGCGGTGGATTCTTTATGCGCACGGCTTCCATTGTCTTGGAATCCCAGACGGGCGAAGTATTGCTCTTTAGATACTTTTAGTTGACGTAGTTCAAATGGTCTCATTAGCATTTGCAGCGTTTCGCTCTGCCCTCGTTGTAATTGGTTAATATCTTGGTCATTGGCATAGTGTAGTGCTTGTGGTCTGAAAGTCTCTTAAACTTCATCTCACTCGCCCATTCCACTAAATTGTCATCCTTGTCTTGGATAATGGTGTAGTCCACCACGAGGTAGTCCACCCCATCTACTGCAAAGCATTCGTACTTCTGAAAAGGTGAAAGTATTTGCTTCATAGCGAGTCCTCAATAATCCCTTGCAGGCGTTGTATCTCGTATATCATCTGCTCGCTATCAATCCGCAGCTTAGCGTTGGCAAGGTACATCTCATTCATTTTGCCCTCTGTGAACTGGCGGTAGTCAATAAACTGCTGCAAGAGTAGGTCTGCGTAGTGGCAAGACATAACGTGGTGCAGGATGTCATCTTGTACTTCCCTGCCTTTTGCTTTGTCTGCTGCTTGCTGCGCTAACCACATCGCAGTACCCGCAAGCATCAACTGCTTCTCCCTTATGTAAAGGTCGTGTGAGTCATCAGAAGGGTACATCAGTCGCAGGGGTTTCATCTGTTTTTATCGGCAGCAAGTTACGCCCGTTTATCACAAAGCCAACATTACCCAACACGCTCTGTAAAACAAGCGGAGTTTCAAGGGGCGTGATGCGCCCACCCGATTCCATCTCCTTGACCTTCCGAACGTGGATGTGGGTGTATATCCAATCGGTTTCGTGGGCGGCAAAGCGGTGAATTACGATTACGCAGTCCGACCTGTTGCCCCACTTACCGCCACCTTCAATGTCTGATGTGTTGGGAGGCATCGCCATCCCTTCGTACTTGTGGCCTTTGTAGAATGTCTTGCGCATCGCTTCGGTTACTGGGTGCGCGTTTACAATAGTGGTGACGTTATTCTGATGGGCGAACACACGAAGGGCAGATGCTACCTCGTAGTGGTATTCGTGCATCCCTGTCTTGCCTAATTTCTTTTGGTCTGTGGATAGGGAGTTGTAAGGGTCAATTAAGGCACCTGTGTAGTTCCATTCATTCTTGACGGAGTTCATTATCTCAAGAAGTTCAAAGGCGGTGAATAGCCTGTTGCCGTCTATGAATTGGAAGTACTCGTTTATGAAGTCCAACTTGCGGTACATCATCCCCTCATCAATTCCCTGTATGGGTTTGCAGACAAGGAACTCAATGAGCTTGCGCTTGAGGCTTGGCACTTCGTTCTCTGCGGAGTAGATGAGCCACTTCTTTCCGAAGTTGTACGACTGCAAAAGCATCAGATAAAGCAGGGTGTGGGTCTTGCCCACGTTAGCGTGGCCGACCACTACGACAAACTCGCCATCCTTTAGGCGTAGGTATTGGTCTACCTCATAAACACCGAGCTTGCCCGTGTCGTAGTACTTGCCCTTTAAGGCTCTCTGGAGGTATGGTAACGAAGATTCGTTAGATAGGAGGTCGGGATGTATCATTGATTCTGATTGGTGAGCAAATATAACAAAATAATTGACATAAAAAAACCCCTCCGTAGAGGGGCTTCACACAACGACCTAATATAAAACCAATCAGAAAGGGTCGTTGCGATTTGCGAAATGCTCGGTGTGTGATGCAGGAGCTGAACTTGCACCAGTCATCCAAGCATTGAAGGTCTCTGCGTTGGCAAGGATGGTGTTCACATCGTGTTGTGCAGCACAAGCGTACTCCACCGCAGACTTCAAAGCAACCTGTCGGATGATAGAAGCAGAACGGTCATCTGTCTTGGCAGTATATGAAGGAGCAGATGGAGCTGATTGATTATAGCCTCCACCGCCAAAAGCATTGGCGCGTTGGATTTTCACCGTGCCTTTCTCGTTCTTGGTGTACTCCACGTCTTCGCCTACGGCATAGGGTGGGGTTTGTGATTTGGCAAAGGCAGTACCGAAATCGCCTGTGTCAAAACGAATTTCTAATTTGTATAAGTCCTGCCACTGTCCTGTGGGGGTGATTGAAATAATTTTAGGCATAATAGATTGGTTTTAGATAAATAGAATTGATTGCTGCTCTAAAACATCAATACGAGCTTGAAGCTCTTGTATCTTGTTTTGAAGTGCTTGGATTTGTGCTTGTTGCACTTGCACCATCTCGGTGTAAACGTCTGAACTGAAAGATAAAGTCATAACTGATTGGTTTTAAGTTATGCAAATATACAACTTATTCTGATACCAACAAACCAGTAAAGGTAATTTCTGCCGTGTCTTTGAGAATTGTTGTATCGTGTACCAACTTCAGAGACTTGACGTATTTGCGTGAGTCATCCTTTACGCCACCCCAAGTCTTGAATGTGTCAAGGGCAAACTTCACCGCCATTATCGCATTGTCAATATCATAACGGTAGTTCACCTTGCAATGGATGTGGACATCCTTTATCTCTTGCAGGTCATACTTCTCAAGCTGCGACATCACCTCCCTTGATACCAACTCCTTTGCCTTTACACGGGCAGTCCAATGCTTTGATGCGTAGAAGGCGTTGAGGCTTGGAACCTTGCCAACGACAATCTTGTATGTCAATTGTCGGGTATCAGATAGCCGCATTGGATGGCGAAGTGCAGGTCTATCTTGGCAATCTCACCCAGTAGCTCTTGTTCTTTGTACTTCGCCTGTTGGCGAGCTTGGTATGTGGCTTCGCAGTTTGACATCAGCGTAGCGCACTCCTCAAGGATGAAGTCTATCTTCCTGCGCTTGGCTGGGTTAGTATAGTACTGCATATCGGCCTGTTGTTGTTTGGCTTCCTTCGCTTGTTGCGCTAATGGTTTGCTGCTCATCTTGGCGTTCAAGTTCAAAATTTAGGTGAGCGATGGCCTTGCGGATGTCATCGCAGATAGGGTTGTGAGGTTTCTTGCCTGCTCTCATTAGGTAGGTGAGGGCAGTTCCAAGATTGTAATTATCAGGTTGGAAGTCCATCACCACATCCTTCGCCTCTATCTTCAACTTCTTGCCGATGTAGTACTTTGGTGTCATTAGCCAAAGGTACATCATCCCAATAAATGTAGATGTGGTCATTCATTATTTAGAATCATTACAAATTAACATAAGTACTTGCGTATGTCAATTTTATTTTGTTTTTTTTACAAGTTAACTTGATTAGTTACTTAACTTAATCAACTTTCAAGTTGATATTAGTTAGTAGTTAGTCAACTCTTAACTTAACCAAACAACTTAAAGAAAAAGAAACTTAACAAAGAAAAAGAAAGAAGTTGCGTTGTAACGCATCCAAATACCTCAAGGCATACACTTATACCATTTTAGTATTTAAGTGCAGCAGAAGCCAAATAAACCTACTCTACGAGCTTATCTATCCACTTCTTGATGAAGTACGCAGCGATAAGGATAAGCCCAAGCGTAACTGCTGCACCTTCCAAAGTCCATCCCCTCTGCTTCTTCTCCTTCGTTAGAATCTTGGTCTGTGTTACACGGATGGTGTCGGGCAAGCACGTTGCCTCAACGTACACCTTTCGGTCTATGTACTGGAGCTGAAGCCTTACCTTGTCTTGGTAGATTGTCGTGTCCTTGTAAAGTTCCAGAGTGTCGGTTAGGTACTTTGTCTTGGTGACAATTACCGTGTCCCTTACAACTACACTCTGAAGGACTGGTTTCACAGTAGCGCAACTGCTAAGAGCCGCAAGAGTCGCAGTCAGCAGGATTGTCCACATTGCAAGTCGGTTGGGGTTTAGTTTCAAGGGAGTCAAGCCATTCATCAAAAGAGGAGGTATTTGGTTTTGCCATTGTGCTTTACTGCTTTTAGGATTTGTTTTCGGTTCTTGCTACTTGAGTAACTAACGTGAACCCACGATGGCGCAGTATCAGAGCCAAATTCCCAAATGAGTTGGTCAAAGTCTAAAT